GTGGTGGAGTTGGCTTAGGTGGCACTACAGGAGGCACTACAGGTGGTGGAGTTGGCTTAGGTGGCACTACAGGAGGCACTACAGGTGGTGGAGTTGGCTTAGGTGGCACTACAGGAGGCACTACAGGTGGTGGAGTTGGCTTAGGTGGCACTACAGGAGGCACTACAGGTGGTGGAGTTGGCTTAGGTGGCACTACAGGAGGCACTACAGGTGGTGGAGTTGGCTTAGGTGGCACTACAGGAGGCACTACAGGAGGTGGAGTTGGCTTAGGAGGCACTACGGGTGGTGGAGTTGGCTTAGGTGGAGGTGGTTTTGGAGCAGGTTTAAACACGCAGTTCACATCGTTTTTAATGTTATCTATGGACACATCCCTATCTTTAACAATGTTGAATATAACATCGCAGAAATTGTCTGGACAAGAAGGGTTTTCAACATCTGTTGTTTGAAGGTATGATTGTGGGTTGGCGCAAGGGGTGAACCAACAACCATCATTTATAACTTTTCCAACTTTAAGGCTGCGATAGACCTCGTTTAAAGATCTATTGACACACTTGCAGTCTGGTGTGTTGTTGACCGCGCAATAGTTTTGAACCACCGTGTCTTGAACATTTTTAGGTTGTTGGTTAAACCAACCACGACACAGCTCACCATCTTTACCGGTCGACTTTAACCTTGAACACTTTGTCATATTTTTACCGGTATCTGGGTCTATGACACATGTATCTGAAGATTGTTGACAAAAGTTTGCCACTATGGTATTAAAGTCACCATGAGTTCCAAACTTTTGTTTAAAATTGTCAATTTGGTCCATAGTATTGACCTTGTTGACGTCGTATATACATTTAAGGTTAGGACCCCTACCATTCCACGTCACTTTTGAAAGCGGGTCTCTTTTATGGGAGTCTACACCTATAAAACATTCGTTTTTATCTGGTTTTGCACAACGCCTTTTATTTGGACATGTGAAACAACAGGCTTCGTGGCCATACTCCCAATCATCCATACTGTCTGTCTTGCTACATGGTCTTATTGTAGTAGTAAAGGCACAAGTAAAGCAACTACATGGCTGCCCGGTATCATAACTAGTTTTAGTGGATTTTTGAACGGTAAACCCATTTACAATAGAAGTCATTTATTATCTACCATTATTAACACTTTTTTAAATACATTTAATTAAAGGTAGAAATGACCTCTTTTAACCCTTTCAGACCCAACATCCCACGTCCTACGGGCTTATTGGTCAATTTGGGCCTCAAAGGGTTAATAATAATAAATGGTAGATTTTAATGGCGTTTTTTAACCATTAAAATCTAATGAAATATCACATTTGAATTATGGTTGCATGTACCACATGTTGGAGAACAGTTACCGCTACAACTTTCTCTGTTCCAACCAGCCACAACACAACTATTGTTGTAACATTTACCGTAAGATCGACAGTCATACTTGTCGCCGCACTCGCACATTGGAGGAAACCTCGTGTTTCCATACTCGTAACAGTGACTTGTTAGACAATTTGGAACATGTGTTTTAGGTCTGAGAATAGGTTGAATTAATGGTTGAAATCCGGGTATTCTACAGTTCGGACCATGGTATAAACCACCTATCGTTCGTATTGGTCCTGGATAGTGTGGGAACGGGCTTAATTTATTAGCAATTTCAAGGTCAAAACTTGTTTGTGGTTGGATCATAGCTATTAACCACTTATCATTTGTCGATTGTTGGGGTAATGAACCATTGTTTAAAACTGTGGCTTGAGACATCTTTATTTTCTCTTTTTCTCAATAATAAAGATGCCTGTAAAAACCAATAGTTTTATCATTAGAAAAGTCGAACATGAGTTTGGTTTAACCAAAATTAAACCAAGGTTTCCTAAGATGCTCGAGTTGTACCTTGAATTGTTAATAAATAAAAAAAAAGTTAATGGTTCATTGGCAGCGGAAAAATATATACATCATTACGAGCCTATAGTTTCGAGCGAAGATTCGATTGGTGGTGGTGGTTTTAAAGCGGTACCAAGAATAACTTCGATTAAAGAACCTAACCAACCATCCACCGAACGAAAAGGTACCTTTATGTGGGAATCGTCCGATTCAATGGAGCCTTCTCCCATTCTAAAACGTAAAGTTGTTAGACCCGTTAGCAGTTCACCATTAGCAGCTTCTATATCATCGGAGCGTTATCGTAAGGTTAAAAGGTCCATTTTATCTTCTTCTAAGGTTAGGAATGAAGAAAAGTATCACAACAACCACACAAATAAAGAAAGTAATATTAAGGAACATCAAACCATAATTCCGCCCGTAAAAGAAATTAAAAAGGTTTATGGAGATGAAAGACCAAATGTAAAAACTTTTGGAAATGAATACTCTAGGGATGAAGATGACCAAAAACGAGAGTTGTTATTTAAATTTGACCGACTGAAGAAAACATACCCTAAAGTTCATATACCCAACTTTAACATGATGTCTAACCACTTGGATATGAAGAAGACGTACGACCATACCTTAAAAAATTTAGCGGTAGATTCGACCGTAGAAACATACAAGTCGTATTTAATGATGGGATTTATGGGTTGTGAAATTGTTTTGGGTAAAATAGGGTTTGATATGGAGGGTTATACCCAACAACAAACATTGTACATGAGCAAGTATGAAAAGCTCCTTATAGAGCTGGGGGAGAAATCATATGTGCCTTCGGCTGTAAGTAGTTGGCCCGTTGAAATAAGATTAATGGCTCTGGTGCTCTTTCAAACCACAATATTTGTTGTGTCTAAAATTATCGCCAAAAAGACCAATGTTAACCTTTTGCAAATGTACAATAGCGTTAATGGTGTTTACGAGTCACAAAGCCGAACTCCAAAAGTTTATAGTAGTGGATTTGTTAGTGGCGGTAGTTCACCTTTAACTTTTATTCCTAAAACAAAAAGGACAGCTTCAACCACATCAGAAGGTAGGATGAGAGGTCCTTCAGCGACAAAAGATTAATTTTTTTAAAGCTTGTTTTAAGCTTTAAAAAACGATATTTAGGATTTTTGAACTAACTTTATTTCTGGTCTCAGTTTACCTAAAATCTGTTGTAAGATTGGAAACTTTAATTTTCTATCTTTCTTGACGTTGAACACTTTTTTCTTACAAATTTTTAATGATGGGTTACATCATTAAAAATTTAACACGCAAAAATTCTTGTTGTACCCGTAAACTCTTTGCGACACAGTGGACATTTAGTCAACAAACTGTTTTTAGAACAAGAAATACAGGTTGCCAAGTGGTTACATGGGGCAAAAACCACATTTCTGAGGCGTGTCAGACAAACTACACATGTAATCTTAGTTTCTAAATTAACAAGGTTTGTTTTAACCTCAGAAATTTCTTCTGGTGTATGGTGGTCTTCGTTTATCATTAATTTTGGCACTTGTTCATCTTCTTCGTTTGGTATTCTTTCAACCTTTTTATTTTCGGATGGTTCCTTTCTCTCCGATAGGCTGTTTAAAGCATTAAATATATGTAATATTGGATCTAAGGCGTCATCCGTTCTAATTTGGCTCAAAATAAACCCTAAAAGTTCTTCTTCGAATTCTTCCGATGTATCGTTATCGTCTGTGTGGAGGATATAATCTATAAAATCTTGCTTTCTCATTCTAGACAAATTTCTACCATTATAACCAGTTCTATCCAACCCCCTATTTAGAGCCATATTTTTCAGAGTCGTTTTATCACACCGCTTTAGTTCAATTTCGTCCATTTATTAGTTTAATACTTGTATATGAATTATATTTTTATCAAAATGATGGTTGAATTCAACCATTTTCTAGATAATAAAATCAAAATTAGAATGGTTTCGAACGACTTTATCTAAGTACGCGAAGGGGAATTCCTTCCTCAACATTAAAAACCTTTGAAAATGGTTCCGAATCACCATTAAACACGTAAAATAATATAAACCAGCCGAGTATAAGTAATGGTATACCTAAACCATCGACAATATTATTTTCTCGTTGAAATGGTAGTACAGCGTATTCGGAAAACACAATAAGGAAGCTTGCCACCACAATTAAAGCGATATCTTTTAGAGAATATTTAAGGCTTATAAGAGCCACCAAAGCCGACAACAATACTGAACAGGAAATTAATGGTAGTTTAGGCTGAAAAACAAAACCTTCTTCTTTAAACTCAAAAACAGCCCACAACACACTCACCAAAGCAACCGAAAGAATAGAATTTTTAAGGATTCTGTTGCCTTTATGTTTCAGACTCAAACATACAGATACTATCAACCATCCAAATACATAAAGAGCAACACCAAAGTACTTGCACGCGTTCAATACTGTCTTGGTTGGAGAGTCGTTGTATTTGTTGCGATAGTAGTCTATAATATATTTTTCTCCACCAAACCTAAAACACAGTCCAAATACGACAAGTCCAACCGCTACAGTATAAATCACGGTATATGTTTTCTCTTGAATCTTCATTTATTAGTCGTAAAATTTAAGTTGTATTGACTATACAAGTCAAAAAACACACAATCCACAGAAAATTGAACTTCCAGAGATAATTTACGTTAAAATAAAGATGGATATACATTATGGTCCAAGAGACGAATCTTTTACAGATTTATTAAAAAGTATTTTAAAATATGCAGAGTTAGATGAACCATCAATAAAGAAATATGTTAATAGTCAAACTCTACCTTTTTTTAATATGGCTTTTACGAGTAGTAGTGCCGACGAACAGTACAACTATGAACCATTTGAACAAATGGGTGACTCAACCATTGGAAAGTTTATTGTATGGAGTTCCTATGAAAAGTTTCCACAGCTTAGAGGTAAGTCTGAAGCTGTGGAAATTGTTGCTCGAATGAAGATTAATTTAGGGTCAAAAGATAACCTTTATCAGATAGCAGAAAATTTGGGGTTTTGGCCTTTTATATCAGCTTCCGAAGAGCTTAGACTTAGAGCAAAAAAAAAACTTTTAGAAGACGTGTTTGAAGCATTAATTGGAGTAATTGAATTTGTAATCTATGATTATTCTACACCTAACCATAGTCAACCCGGATTGGCATATCAACTGATATATTCAATTTTGTTAAAGTTATTTGAACCATATACTTTGAAAATCGATTACAACACTTTAGTTGATTCAAAAAATCGACTTAAAGGTGTGTTTGACCAATATAAAGACATATTGGGCTCTGAAGCTGTGTACAAGACCGAAAGGGTGGTAAAGAACGATAAAAATCTATTTATTTCAAAAGTATATGACTCTTCAAATAATTTGCTTGGAGAAGGTGCTGCAGCACTTAAAAAAGACGCCGAAAAGAAGGCTTCTGAAATGGCTATAATTAACCTTGAAAGAAAGGGATTCAAAAAAATAATTCCAAGCTTGTATTCGACCTTTTAAACATAAATTTTTAATGCTCTGTTAGAGCATTAAAAAGTGCAGAAAATTGAAATTTAAATAAGAAAAAAATATTAAAAATAAAGATGTATTCTTACCATTATTTTAATTTCATAAAAAATAACCCAGATAAGCCGTGGGATTGGTATTGGTTATCTCAAAACCCCAATATTACTTTTGATGTTGTACTCAAAAACCCAGATAAGCCGTGGAATTGGCTTTGTTTATCTCAACACCCCAATATTACTGATATTGTACTCAAAAACCCAGATAAGCCGTGGGATTGGGGTTGGTTATCTCAACACCCCAATATTACTTTCGATATTGTACTCAAAAACCCAGATAAGCCGTGGGATTGGGGGCGGTTATCTCAAAACCCCAATATTACTTTCGATGTTGTACTCAAAAACCCAGACAAGCCGTGGAGTTGGTATTGGTTATCTGAAAACCCCATTATTACTTTTGATATTGTACTCAAAAACCCAGATAAGCCGTGGAATTGGGAATGGTTATCTCGAAACCCCAATATTCCTTTCGATATTGTACTCGAAAACCCAGATAAGCCGTGGAATTGGTGTTGGTTATCTCAAAACCCCAATATTACTTTTGATGTTGTGCTCAAAAACCCAGATAAGCCGTGGAATTGGTATTGGTTATCTGAAAACCCCAATATTACTTTCGATATTGTACTCAAAAACCCAGATAAGCCGTGGAGTTGGGGTTGGTTATCTCTAAACCCCAATATTACTTTCGATATTGTACTCAAAAACCCAGATAAGCCGTGGAATTGGTATTGTTTATCTCTAAACCCCAATATTACTTTTGATGTTGTACTCAAAAACCCAGATAAGCCGTGGAATTGGGGGCGGTTATCTCGAAACCCCAATATTACTGAGGTTGTACTCAAAAACCCAGATAAGCCGTGGGATTGGCAGCGGTTATCTCGAAACCCCAATATGACTGATTTTGCACTCAAAAACCCAGATAAGCCGTGGGATTGGTATTGGTTATCTAAAAACCCCAATATTACTTTCGATATTGTACTCAAAAACCCAGATCAGCCGTGGAATTGGTATTGGTTATCTCTAAACCCCAATATTACTTTTGATGTTGTACTCAAAAACCCAGATAAGCCGTGGAATTGGTATTGTTTATCTCGAAACCCCAATATTACTTTCGATATTGTACTCAAAAACCCAGATAAGCCGTGGGATTGGGGGCGGTTATCTGAAAACCCCAATATGACTTTCGATATTGTACTCAAAAACCCAGATAAGCCGTGGGATTGGAGATCGTTATCTGAAAACCCAATGCCCTTACAAAAAAAACTGTGGGCTGTTGAAAAAATAGAAGACTGGTGGTTAAACAAAATATATAGTCCCGATTCCGATTATGTTTTAGGTGTAATAAAACCACGATTTGAGAAACTTTGTCACGATTTTATCAACCACAAAACTTAATTAGAAGGTTTCTAAATTTTTAATGGTCCCAAGGACCATTAAAAATTATTTTTTACCCATCATAGATTCAAGCCCATTCAACTTTGTTTTAATGTTTCTTATATCATTGGAGTTTTCGACCATAAGTCGTGTATATTCTTTACTTTCTTTCGTTAGTTTTAAATCTTTTTTTCCCAGTTCTTCGACTGCTGAACTGAAAAATTGGAATTTTTTATTGTTTTCCAATAGAGAGTTGAATTCTTCACTGCTTAATGTGGGTTTGACCTCCATTAAGGGTAAATTTGAAGGTAGACTTAAACCTTTATTTTGAACAAGTTTTTCCAATATTAAAATACGGTTCAATAGATCATTAATGCTGGTAACACCGCTTTGTAAAACATGAGACACCCCAAAATCTGCCATTGTTGCTCTTTATTAGTGTAGAAATAATAAACGATTATAGTATACATGGTGAGAGTATACGTTATTTTTCTCTAATATATAAAGTACAATGGAAAAACAATTCAATGTTTGGAGTATACAAGAAGAACTTTATGCTATACACGGTCAAAAACAACTCGAAAAGAGACTCAGGGCTTTAAGAGACCAATATATTGAACAACTTATAGAAGAGGGCCAAAAATCCGAATCTAAAGAGTCTAAACGTGAAAA